CCATGGCCAAGGTGCGGCGCATGGAGCGCATCACCAAGGAGGCCAAGAAGGTCAGCACCTTCCCGGCCTTCGGGCGGCATACGGCGCTGGAGCTGGTTATGGAGGCCGCCCACGAGAGCAAGGTCGCCCGGATCGTCCCCGCTGCATCCCCGAAGGTATTGGAGCTGCAGCGGCCTGATGAGGAGCCATTGCTGAAGGCGGTGGCTGGTGGCCCGGATCTGGATACGATGAACCGAAACGCAATGAAACGAAATGGAGGAGCCGAGCATGAGTAAGGAATATAACAGCGCACTGCAGGCACGGGTGGAGCAGTTCCTGAAGGAAAAGAACATCAGCCAGGCCAAGGCTGCCCCACTCATGGGGATCAGCCAGACGGCACTGAGCCAGTACCGCCGCAGTATGTACGACAACGGCGACATCGCTGCCCTGGAGAGCAAGCTGGAGGAGTTCTTCCGCACTCAGGAAGAGCAGGAGGTCAACACCGAGAAAGCCCTGCCCTACCGCCCCACCCAGGACTACATTCCCACCTCCATTTCGGAGGATGTGTATAAGCTCATCCGCTACTGCCAGCTGGAGAAGGGCATGGTCATCATCCACGGGGATGCGGGAATCGGCAAGACCAAGGGGGCCGAGCGGTTTGTGCGGGAAAACCCCACGGCCAGCGTCTACATCCAGGCGACGCCCAGCACCGGCACCCTGGGGAACCTGCTGAAGGTGCTGGCGCGGGCGCTGAAGGTGCCGGAGACCCGGAGCAAGTTGGATTTGACGCTGGCCATCCGGGAGAAGCTGGAGGGCACAAACAAGGTCATCATCATCGATGAGGCCCAGCACCTGCAGCTGCGCTCCCTGGAGGAGATCCGCACCTGGGCGGACGCAAACCCCATCACGGGGCAGCAGGGCGTGGGGATCGCGCTGATCGGCAACACGGAGGTCTACACCCGGATGGTGGGCAAGCAGGAGGCACGGTTCGCCCAGCTGTTCTCCCGCATTCGCATGAACCGCTACTACAGCACCCGCAAGGTCACCGACGAGGATGTGGCGAAGCTGTTCCCCAAGCTGGCCGAGGATGGCCGGAAGAAGGAATTGAACTTCCTGCATGGCATCAGCCAGTCCAAGTGGGGCATCCGAGGCGCAGTGAATGTCTACAACAACGCGGTGAACAACGAAAACATCAGCTACGACGGGCTGTATGCGATGGCCCGCACCATGGGCATCGGCCTGGTGTAAGGGGGTGACTGCATGACAGCGGTGGCGGTAACAGCAATCATCTGTGTAACCATTATCATTCTGGCGTGGATGAACAAGAGAAAATAAGGAGGACGGGACAATGAAGAGGGTGAGCAAACTGCTGCTTTTGGTTTTGGGATTTTCCGCAGGACTTCTCGCTGGGGCGTTTATCCGGCTGGGATTTGAGATCATCAATGGCCGCCCAGTGTCCATCGGGGGCGAAGCGTTGCTCCTTCCCCTGGTGATCCTCCTGATTTGCTTCGGATTCTCGCTGGGAAAAGAGGTCAGGGTGCAGAGGAATTTCAGCAAGGCCTATGAGCGGGGCTACCGGAAGGGGTACGGCGAGGGGCTGGAGGACGGGACAGTGGAGATCCACAGCCACATTGATGTGTACCACTTCCCGGAGAAGTTTCAAATCAAGTGAGCGCCTGGGGCTTCGGCCCCGGCCTTAATGCAGCTCCCCCAAGAGGGAACGGTCACAAGCCCGTGGAAATGCAGAGTGAGGCAAGTCACGGAGGCGGTTTGATGCGCTATCCCAAGAAACTATCCAAGCGGGCGGATGAGATCTTGGCCGCCCGCCGCCAGACCGCCCAGGAGCGCCACAGGAGCGCAATGGCGGCCCTGAATGAGCAGCACCCGGCGATCAATGCCGCAGGACGGGAGCTGGCGCGTCTATACGCACAGCGGGCGCGGGCCAGCCTGACCCATGACCAGGACACAAGCGAGATGGAGGAGGCAATCCGGGCAGCACAATCACGCCGGGCAGCGGCCCTGGCCGCCGCAGGCGTAACAGAAGCCGACCTGGAGCCAGCCTATACCTGCCCGCTCTGCAGAGACCGGGGCGTGAAGGAGGGCGGCCAGATGTGCGAGTGCCGCCAGGTCATCCTGAACCAGCTGGTGTACGAGCAGCTGTGCGATGTGTCCCCGGCGCGGGAATGCAGCTTCGAGAACTTCGAGCTGCGCTACTACGACGAAAAGCTGCGGCCCATTATGCGAAAGGTGGTGGAGAGCAGCCAGCGGTATATCCGGGAGTTCGGTGGCCAGAATCAGAGCCTGTTGTTCACTGGGGCACCGGGGCTGGGCAAGACCCACCTCTCCCTGGCCATCGCCGAGGGGGTGGCCAAGGCGGGCCACCTGGTTATGTATGTGTCCGCTCCGCACCTGATGGATCAGCTGGAGCTGGGGAAATTCCATAAGGACGATGCGGCGCTGGAGTTCCGGGAGGTCATCTTCGGGTGCGACCTGCTGGTGATCGATGACCTGGGCACCGAGCTGGTGACCCGCTACACGCAGGCAGAGGTCTATGACCTGGTCAACCACCGCCTGAACACGGGCAAGCCCACAATCATCAACACCAACCTGGGACTGCAGGAGATCGAGCGAACTTACAGCAGCCGGGTGCATTCCCGTCTGGCCGGGATGTACGCAGTGGTGCAGTTCAAGGGCCGGGACATCCGGCTCCAAAAGAAACAGGAGGGCTACCGATGAAGGAAAAAACCATTCTCGCGCAGAACATCCAAACGCTCCGCAAGGAAAAGGGGTGGACACAGGAGCAGATGTCGAAAGAAACCGGCATCAGTATGCCAGCTATCCGTAGTTATGAAAACAGCCTGCGGGAGCCAGAGGGGAAGGCTTTGGTCGCTATGGAGCAGGCGTTCGGAGTGACCGGGGCGCAGCTGTACGGGCTGGAGCCGCTGCCTCATCCAGAGGACACAGAGCCGCAGATCCAGCTGCATGAAACCGAACTTCCCCATTGGCTGGCCCCGGCCAGCTATTTCATCGGCATGGATGGCGGCAGCAAGAGCGGCGATTTCCCCAGTCTTGCTATCCGCTGCTCGGAGTGTGGCCAGTTTATCTACCAAGGCACCATTGCCCCCGGAGCCGAAGCCACAGTGGAGATCCCGCAGAGCTGCCCGCGCTGTAGCGTGACGGGAGGGTGCGACGATGAGTAAATCTCCGAAAGGCAAACGAGATTACACAGGCCGGTTCTGTACGATCTTCTACTGCGACAAGGTGCAGGCAAGCCGCTGCTGTGCTGACTGCGATAGGCGGTGCGCCAACGCCTGCCAAAACCACCCGTCACGGTGCGGGCTGGAGGATCTGGCCCGCAAAAGGAGGAAGTGTATATGCTGACCATCACGATCCAGGTGAACGCGCCGTCCGGCCAGGCCATCGGCATCAAGGAGGACATCGCCACCTATCTGGAGAAGTTCGGCGACGCCAAGGTGGTGTCCGTCGTGGAGAAGCTGCCGGAGCAGCTGCGGATGGACGGCCCACCGCAGCGCGGCGCTGGCCCCGCCGAGCGCACCCGGCAGGCAGTCTACGCAACCGGGAACAAATGGGCCATTGAGAACTTCGAGGCCACGCACAGCTAAGCAGGGGGCTTCGGCCCCCAGCCTTAATGCAGCTCCCCCAGGGGAACGGTCACAAGCCCGTGGAAATGCAGAGTGAGGCATTACAACAACAGAAGGAGGTTAAGCCAATGCGAAGCGCATCGAAGCGCATGGGGAAAAAGGGCACCCTGACCATCCCGCAGCACCTTCGGCACGAGCTGGGGCTGGACGGCGGCACCGCCGTGGATCTGACCCCCACGGGCGACGGCGGGCTGATCATCCAGAAGCACCGTCCCACCTGCAACATCTGCCACGGCACCTATGAGGTGGTGACCTTTAAGGGCTTCCAGATCTGCCGGGAGTGTTTCCTGGGTATCCGGGAGGAGGTCGAGCAGCTTGACTGAATCGCTGGCGGAGCTGAAAACCACGCAGGAGGAGCAGGCCGATCTGGTGCGGCGCTATGTGGACGAGTATGCGGCTCTGGCACTGGAGGCCGACCGCATCAAGCAACGGATGGACTGGCTTAAGGGCCAGTTTGAAACGCTGGCCACCGGCGCGCTGAAGGACACCAAGCTGCTGTCCATCAGCTACTGGGGGAGCCAGAACAGCCGGGTGACGGTGACGAACACGGCCACGGTGAAGCCAATCTCCCTGACCATGGTGAAGAAGGTGCTGGGCAATGTAGCCGGGGACTTCGTCAAGTCGGAAACCGTGGACAAAATGACTGAGCCGTGCAAACGGCTGCTGGCGATGGTCTGCCAGGGCAACTTCACGGAGGGAAGCTTGGAAGAGACCGTTCGGGCCATTACCGGCGACGGCAAGATCCAAGCGACCCTGCGGAAGAAGCTGAAGGGGCGCTATGAGAAGGACAAGGCGCTGCTGGAGAAGGTGGCTGGGCTACCAGAGCAGGAGGCCAGCGACTGGGCTTTCCTTGCCGCCGAGGTTATCAACTGGGAGTGGCTGGCGCAGGTGCTGGAGGCCGCAGGCTGGGAGGGCACGACGCAGGAGGCCATTGACATCATCCGGGCTGCCGTGATTGTGGAGGAAGGCATGAAGGTCGGCGTGGAAGCCGAACAGCCGGAAGTGTAAGAGAAAGGAGGGGCGGGCATGGCAGACATCAACGCCCAGCAGATCAGGAAGATCTACGCCATTGGAAATGCACTGGGCATCGTGGAGCGCGGGAACGAGGACGATGACCTCCACGCGCTGGTGTCCGCCCTGACAGGGAAGGACTCGGTAAAGGCCCTGACCTATACCGAGGCGCAGGCGGTGATCGCCGACCTGCAGAAGCGGCAGGGAGCGGCCCCGCTGCCCAGGCACAAGCCCAAGACCCACCCGGAGCGCCCAGGCGGGGCCACAGACGGCCAGCAGCGCAAGGTGTGGGCGCTCATGTATCAGCTGGCCAAGGAGGATAAGGAGCCGAGCGCGGCCTCCCTGGGTGAGCGGCTGTGCGGCATCATCCGCAAGGAGCTGAAGGTAGACTCCACCCCGCAGCAGCCCTTTATCTGGCTGGACTTCCGGGCCTGCAACAAGCTGATTGAGGTGTTGAAGGGGTATGTGAACAACGCAAAGCGAGGTGGTGGTCGCGGATGAGCGCACTGGATCGGGTGCAAATGTCCGACCTGGATGAGGAACAGCAGCAGGTGGCCGAACTGATTGGCCTGGACAACTATAAGCGTCTGGTGAATGTGTTTGGGGGGCTGTCCATCTACATCCCCAAGGCAGACGCCTGGGAGCGGATGGCCCGCGACGAGCAGATCCGTGCGGAGTTTGACGGATACAACTTCAAGGAGCTGGCCGGAAGGTACGGATTGACAGAAGTGCGGATCAGGAGTATTGTATCAGATAAGATGCGGGAGGTGCGCGCCCGACCTATGGATGGGCAACAATCCCTGTTTTAAGCAATTTCATAAAGGGCTTTATTTTCCCGCTTCGCAAATAGAAGGTACAATCGGTGTAAATCCGATGTACCTTCTATTTTTTTGCGCGGAGGTTTTTGTTATGACATTTGACGCTGGAACCTGGTGGCTGGCCGTGCTGCTGCTTGGCTTTGTAACCGCCGGGCTGGTCTATCTGCTGAAGCGTTCCCTATTTGGACGCATCGACAAGCTGGACGAGTCGATGAAAGAAATCAGCGAAAACAGCGTGAAGAAGTCCGACTACGAGAGTACGGTTCAAGCCCTGCAAGCAGACATCAAGCAGATCCGCGCTGACTACACCCCCCGCGCCGAGCACCGAAAGGATCTGGACGAGTGCCGGGGTGATATTAAGCAAATCAAGGCGGACTACATCACCAAGGAGGACTTCTTCCGGGAGCAGGCCAAGACTGACCGGAAGCTCGACCGGATCATGGATATATTGCTGGAAATGAAAGGGGATAAGAAGAGTGAGTAATCTTGAAAAGCGCGCCCTGCGGGCGGGCAGCTTTGTTCATAACAACGGCAAGGTGCTGCGCACCGTGAACATCCTCCGGCTGAAGTACAACAAGCTGACAGGCGTGCAGAGCGTCCTGGAGGATGACGGCATCGCCGAGGATGAGTTTCTGGACAGTGTAAACTTCCTGGCCGAAGAGGGCTACATCCACCTGCGGCGCATCTCCAACAAAGAACCGGCAGCCCTGGCCGACACGGACTACACGGCGCTGGAGGCCAAGCTGACGGGCAAGGGTATCCGGCTGCTGGCTGGGGGCATTGAGGATGATATGATCGAGGTGTAAAGGATGGGTAAGAAAGCGGGCAACCGAAAGCACAGTAAAATAGACGCTCTCGACCCCGCCCTGCGGGAGACAGTGGAGCAGATGCTCCTGTCCGGCAGCACCTATTCCGAAATCGTAGACTTCCTTGGGGCAAACGGGGTGGGCATCTCCGTTGCCAGCGTCTGCCGATATGCCAGAGCGTATCAGGCCGAGGTGCAGATGTTGAACATGGCTCAGGAGAACTTCCGGCGCATGATGGATGAGCTGGATAAGTACCCCGACCTGGATACCACGGAGGCCATTATTCGGCTGACCAGCCAGAACCTACTCAACGCCCTGGCCAACACCTCAGAGGAGGACTGGCAGGGGGTGAGCATCGACAAGATGCTGCGGGAGGCCAATGCGCTGGTGCGTGCGGCGGCCTACAAGAAACGGGTGGAGATCCAGAACCAGGACACCACCGAGGCGGGCCTGGATGCGGTCAAGTCCCTGGTGTGGCAGGCAATGGCCAAGGAGCGGCCTGACCTTTACCGGCAGGTCAATGAGTTCCTAAATAGTAAGAGACAGGACGGACTGGAAGCGAGGTGAGGACATGGTAAGATGGTATGTTTTGCAGGTAACGACCGGACAGGAAACCGGGGTGCGCGACGCACTGCAGACCTTGGGGATCCGTGCAGCGGTTCCCCGTGAGGAACGGGCGATCCGCAGCGGCGGTGGATGGACAACGAAGGTCTACACGCTGCTGCCTGGTTATGTATTCCTGGCGCTGGAGTACAGCGCGGAGAACTACTACCGGGTGAAGGCAATCCCCCATGTGCTCCGATTCCTCGGATCTAACGGACTGTCCCCGTCCTACCTGACCCACTTGGAGGTGGAGTGGCTGCGGCTGCTGGACAACGGCGGAGAGCCGCTGAAACCCTCCAGGGTGGAGGAACTTCCGGAGGACGGTATTCGGATCGTGGAAGGTGTGCTGCGGCACTTCCCTGTCAGACGCATCGACTTCGACAAGCGCGCCCGCCGCGCCAAGGTGGAGATCAGTCTATGTGGGGAGTCAAAGACAATCACCCTCTCCACGGAAGGCGGCGAGGACGAGAGTTCTTAAACGGCGTTTACAAGAAGCCGGACAAAGCAGGCGGTTGATTCGTCCCGCCTGGGGAGACTGGTGGAAATATCGGGCAAAAGAACCGGGCTGAACAACAGGCTGGGTGGCGAAGCACACCCCTCCGCCCCCTGTTTTTCACCCCCGGTTCTTTCTATTGCTCGGAATACCGTTTAAGCCGCGCACAAACCCCTTTAAATTCGCCGCACCGGGCGGGCGGGGGTAATTCCCCCAACGGCCCTGAAAGGCCGCTGTGGGGCGCTTACGCCCCTCTGTTGAAAGCGAGAGGAGGACGGGCCATTTTGAATGAGCGAAAAAGGCAGAGCATTAACGCCCTGGCGGGAGCCATCGCCGAGGCAGAGAGCAAATTATACAACGAGGACAGCACGGACTTAAACGGTCTGCGCGCCCTCTTAAATGGTTTCTTAAATAAGGATGACTCCCCGGAGCGCGTCCGGCTTCGGAGAGAGTTTGCGGCGGGACATCCCACGACGGGGCCAGAGGGCCTGCGTAGAAAACTGGGAGCCATCGACATGGAATTCTTCGGACGGGCCTACTTCCCTCATTACTTCAGCCGCCCCTCCCCGGAGTTTCACCGGGAACTGGATGCAATCTGGCAGCAGGGCGTGCTGAAGGGGCGCTATCCACTGACAGCAGCGGACACCAAGACGATCAGCCGTCTGCCGGGGGTGCGCCGGGCAGTGGCGGCCCCCCGTGGCCACGCTAAGTCCACCAACCTGACCTTCAAGGGGACGATGCACTCCACCTTGTATGGCTACAAGCATTATCCCATCATCATCTCGGACAGCTCCGAGCAGGCCGAGGGCTTCCTGGATAACATCCGGGTGGAGTTCGAGGAGAACACCGCGATCCTGGAGGACTTTGGGCCGCTGGCGGGCAGCGTGTGGCGCAGCAATGTACTGGTGACCAAGACCAACATCAAAATCGAGGCCATCGGCAGCGGCAAGAAGATCCGTGGCCGGAAGCATCGGAACTGGCGGCCCGACCTGATCATCCTGGACGATGTGGAGAATGATGAGAATGTGCGCACACCGGAGCAACGCAAGAAGCTGAAGGATTGGTTTGATAAGGCGGTGAGCAAGTGCGGAGACGATTATACCGACATCGTTTATATCGGCACCCTGCTGCACTATGACAGCCTGCTGGCCAAGACGCTGGCCAACCCAGCCTACCGCTCTATTAAATACAAGGCGGTGATCCGCTTTTCCCAGGCAGACGATCTGTGGCAGCAGTGGGAAACCATCTTCACCGACCTGTCCAACGATGACCGGGAGGCCGACGCGCTGGCCTTCTTCCAGGCGCACAAGACTGCCATGCTGGAGGGCACCCAGGTGCTGTGGGAGGAGAAGCTGTCCTACTATGACCTGATGGTGATGCGTGTGTCGGAAGGCGAAGCTTCGTTCAATTCTGAAGAGCAGAACGAGCCGATCAACCCGGATGACTGCCTGTTCATGGAGGAGTGGTTCGACTACTACAACGAAGCCGAGGTCAACTTCGGCGATCCCGCCTTTGACTTCTTCGGGTTTATCGACCCCTCGCTGGGCAAGACCAAGCGAAGCGACTTCTCCGCCATCGTCACCCTGGCCAAGCACAAGGGCAGCGGATATATGTATGTGGTGGACGCGGACATTGAGCGGCGGCACCCTGACCGAATCATCGCAGATGTGCTGGCCAAAGAGCGGTGGCTCCGGGCCAGCTTCGGGCACGGCTACCGAAAGCTGGGCGCGGAAACAAACCAGTTCCAGTGGTTCCTGAAGGAGGAGCTGGCCAAGGCCAGCGCCAAGGCCGGGCTTTACCTCCCAATTGAGGAGGTGCAGCAGACCAGCGATAAGGTCATGCGTGTCCAGACGCTGCAGCCGGATGTGAAAAACAAGTATATCAAGTTTAACCGACGCCACAAGCGGCTACTGGAGCAGCTGACGCAGTTCCCCATGGGTGCGCACGATGACGGCCCGGACGCACTGGAGGGCGCGCGCTCCATCGCAAAGAAAGTGAAGCGGTTCCGCATTCTGGATCGGGCCGAATTTGGAATTTAAGGAGGTGGGCAGCTTTGCCGGTTATTTTTATGGAACGCTCCCTGCTGGACAGTCTGACCGAGGCAGACATCAAGGAGATTATCGACGAAAACGAGGGCCACACCAAGTATGCCAGGCTGGAGGGGTATTATGAGGGCGACCACGACATCCTCCGGCACACGAAGAAGGATAGCACCGCCCCCAACAACCGTCTGGTCAACAACATGGCGAAGTATATCACCGACACCGCCACAGGTTACTTCATCGGCAAGCCGGTGGTCTACAGCTCGCAAAATGACGCATACCTGGAGACGCTGCAGGACATCTTCGACTACAACGATGAGCAGGACGAAAACATGGAGCTGGCCAAGGGTGCCAGCATCAACGGGGACTGCTTCGAGATGCTCTACATGGATGAGGATGCGCAGATCCGTTTCACCAAGGTGCCGCCTGACGGCTGCATTTATATCTGCGAGACAGGGTACAACACGCCCATGGCGGCCATCCGCATCGTGTACTCCAAGGACAAGGACAAGAACATCATCAAGAAGGTGGAGTTCTGGACGG